TCCATCAATTAAATTTAACAATTTATACGAAGATTGATATGCACTATACAAAAGATTTAGACAAAGTTATAAAAGCTCTAAAGAAAGCCAGCAAGTTACATGCTGCTCAAGCTAAGGAATTAGAAAAAATCAATCAAGATCAAAAAAAATACACTGGCGTTAAATCGAAGCCTGTGAAAAAAAAAGTAACTAGCAAAAGGAAAAAATAATGACAACATCGAGTAGTAAAAATTTTGAACCGGATGTAGCTGAATATATAGAAGAGGCTTTTGAGCGTTGTGGCTTGGAGCTGCGTACAGGCTACGATTTAAAAACAGCAAATAGAAGTCTTAACTTAATGTTAGCTGAATGGGCCAACAGAGGTTTAAATCAATGGACTATAGCCAAGAAAACAGTTGACATGGTTTCTGGAACAGCAATTTACAATATTGACAGTACAAACTCTACAGCACCAATAGATGTATTAGATGTATTTATAAGAGAGACTAGTGGCACGAATACTACAGATATAGCTATGACCAGGTTAAGCAGATCTGAATATTCAAACATAGCAACCAAGTCTTCTACAGGTAGGCCTAATCAGTTCTTAATAGACAAACAATTAAGCCCAACAATTACTGTATGGCCAACACCAGACTCTTCAAATACATATACGATTCACATGAATGTACTTACTAGGATGGATGATGCAGATTCTGCAACAAACACTATGGAAGTTCCTTTTAGGTTTTATCCTTGTTTGACAGCCGGGTTGGCATACTATTTATCAATGAAAAAAGCTCCTCAACTAACTCCTCAGTTAAAAGCTATTTATGATGAAGAATTTAATAGAGCTATGGATGCCGATGAGGATAGAGCCTCCTTTAGAATCGCGCCTAACTTAAGAAGTTATAACAACGCATAATGGCTTTTGCATCTAATAAAAACGCTTACGGAATCTGCGACATAACAGGATTTCGTTATAATCTACGAGACATGAAAAAAACTTGGGATGGTTTATTAGTCGGTGCAGATCAATGGAGTCCAAAACATCCGCAATTAGAACCCAAGGCTGCACCAATAGATCCCCAGGCGATTAAAAATGCTAGGCCAGATACAAACGATGATAATAATTTCTTTATAGTTTATAGTAATACAGGTGACGGTAAATTAGGATCACAGCTTACAACCTTTGAGGTTACTACAAGTGTTGGATCAGTAACGGTAACAACAACATGAGTTTTACATTAGCAACATTAAAAACAGCAGTCCAGGATTACTTACAAGTATCTGAAACTACTTTTACTAACCAGCTTTCTACTTTTATACAAGAATCTGAAAGCAGAATATTTAGTATGGTTCAGCTGCCAAACCAAAGAAAAAACGTACAAGGCACACTTACAGCAGCAAATAGATTTTTAGCTACGCCAACAGATTTTTATGCGCCTTTCAGTTTAGCAATTATTGATAGTAATACTTATGACTATTTAGATTTTAAACACCCATCATTTATTAAAGAATATTCACCTGGTACGACTTCTGGCCAGCCTAAATATTATTCATTATTCGACAATACCTCTTTTGAAGTTTCACCTATACCAGACTCTGGATATACGGTAGAATTACATTACTTATATAAACCAGCCTCGTTAACGAGTGGTAGTGACAGCGGTACAACATTTTTGTCTACGGATTATCCGGATGCTTTGTTGTATGGCACGTTAGTTGAAGGCGCGGTCTTTTTGAAAGAGCCGCCCGATGTCATTGGCCAATTTGAGGCTAGATTCAAGGAGGCGGTTGCTAGAATGAAGACATTATCCGAAGGTCGCGGTACACGTGACGAATTTAGATACGATCAGTTGCGCACTGGCGTATCATAATGAAACCCATAAAATCCCTAGAGGGCAAGAAAGTAGCCATAATAGGTCTTGGCTTGTCACAAGTAGATTATGCTATTGGCTTACAAAATGGCAGGACATGGGACGAAGCTTGGTGCATTAACTCAGCTGCTGGAACTTATGGTTGTGACAGACTATTTATGATGGATCCAGCGAGTAGATTTTTTGATACTAACGATGCAGGCAGGCAAACAAGTGTAATGACCAAAGTATTAACTGAGGGTAAGTACCCGGTTTATACATGTGAATTAGATAAAAGAGTACCTAAAGCGGTTCTCTATCCATTAGAAGACGTTTGCAACGCTACTAGGTGTGCTTACTTTAATAATACAGTTGCTTATACATTAGCTTTTGCTATGTACAACAAGGTAGCTCAAGTAGATTTATTCGGTATTGATTTTTCTTACAAAGAAAACATGCACTTAGCAGAAGCAGGCAGAGCTTGTGTTGAATTCTGGATCTCTAAACTTATGGAAAACGATATTGTCGTTGGAGTAAGTAATAGATCTACTATCCTAGACTGCAATGTTCCGGCACCAGAAAGGCTATACGGTTATCATAGACTAGCTAAACCATTAGTAGCTATACCAAATGAAGGCAAGTGGATTATTGGCAACTATGAAGAGATCAATGAAAAATTAGCGAAGCAAGGATTAAAGATAAACGAGGATGTGGCACCACCAGAGCCCTATAAAGGATGACAGATAGCTTTATAAAACTAGGGCAAATTGGTGTTCATGTAACACAAAACAAAGGTCACGATCCAGAGTTTTGGGCAGAGCAGGCAACAAAGAAAATATGTGAGGTTTCATTAGAAGCTCCAGAGCATATAAAACAACAAGCTTTAGCTTTCCAAAATCAAGTTTATACTGTAATCTTACATAGTATAAAGAACGCAATAAATTCTAAAAATGTGACGTATGTGAATTTATTAAGGCAACAGGGCCATGATGATATGGCTAAGATTATTAAGGAGCTTTAAAAAATGGCAATTACATCTACAATATGTACAAGTTTTAAACAAGAAATTCTTGTTGAAGGACATAATTTAACCCAAGGCGCTGACTCAATTAAATTAGCACTATATACGTCCTCGGCTACGTTAGGAGCATCAACAACAGCTTTTGCTACCACTAACCAGGTAACAGGTACTAACTATTCATCTGGCGGTGGAACGCTTACTAACGTAACTCCATCTACATCTGGAACCACAGCTATCTGCGATTTTGCAGACTTTACTTTTAGCACGGCAACAGTGACTGCCAGAGGGTGTTTATTATATAACTCAACAAACTCTAATAAAGCATTGTGCGCTATAGATTTCGGAGGAGACAAAACAAGTACAGCAGGTGATTTTACTATTGTTTTCCCAAGTCCAACAGCAACAGGCGCTATTATTAGATTAGCTTAGATTATTAACGGTTATGGTAAAAATTAGACATGCCACTAACAAAGTTTCAATTTAAGCCCGGAATAAACAAAGAAGAAACCGATTACTCAAATGAAGGTGGCTGGGTAGATGGCAATAAAATTCGTTTTAGAAAAGGCCGCGTAGAAAAAATAGGCGGCTGGGAAAAAGCATCCCCAAATACTTATCTTGGTTCAGCCAGGGCATTACATAGTTGGATCTCTTTAGGTAGCTCACGTTTTTTAGGTCTAGGCACTACAAGTAAATACTATATAGAATCCGGTGGCATCTTTAATGATGTTACGCCAATAAGAGCTACCACAACTAATGGTATTGTGTTTGCTGCTACTAATGGCTCAAATATTATTACAGCTACTGACTCAGATCATGGAGCTGTAGTAGGTGACTCTGTAACAATTAGTGGAGCAGCTACTTTAGGCGGTCTAATTACAGCTACTGTACTTAACCAAGAACAAGTCATTACAGCTGTCCCTACAGTAAATACCTATACTTTTATTGCAACAGCAACTGCAAACGGTAGCGATACTGGTAATGGTGGATCTGGAGTAGACGGAGCATACCAAATTAATGTTGGCCTAGATGAGTACGTATCATCTACCGGTTGGGGTGCAAATAATTGGGGTGCTGGCACATTCGGATCTAGTAGTGCCATTAGTGCTTCTGGACAGTTAAGATTATGGACACACGACAACTATGGCGAAGATTTAATAATCAATCCTCGTGGTGGTGGAATTTATCGTTGGAAGGAAAATAACGGCCTTAGTACCAGGGCTTTAGAATTATCTGGAATTAGCGGAGCTAACCTAGTCCCAACTATAGGACTCCAGGTCATAACATCTGAAACCGACAGGCATCTGATAGTATTAGGAGCTGATCCTATAGTTGACGGTGCAAGAACAGGTGCTGCGGATCCTATGTTAGTGGCATTTAGTGACCAAGAAAACGAACTACAGTTTGAGCCGTTAGCATCTAATACAGCTGGTGATTTGCGATTATCCTCCGGATCTTTAATTATTGGCGGTTTAAAATCACGACAAGAAGTTCTTATCTGGACTGATACATCTCTTTACAGTATGACGTTTATTGGACCGCCATTAACTTTTGCGGTCAACTTAATTAATGAAGGCGCAGGCTTGGTAAGTCCGAAAGCCGCAATCAATGCTCCGGCAGGCGTTTACTTTATGAGTAAAAATGCTTTTTACAATTATAACGGCGCAGTACAAAAACTACCTTGCACCGTTCAAGATTATGTCTTCTCAGATTTAGATCTAGGACAGGCCTTCAAATGTCACGCAACATTAAACAGCGCTTTTTCAGAAGTATGGTTTTTCTACCCATCTATAGAAGATGGTACTGGGGAGATTTCTCGTTATGTTATTTATAACTACGAAGAAAACTCTTGGAGTATAGGATCCTTAATTAGATATGCTTGGTTGGATACAGGTATTGAGGATAAACCATTAGCAACAACAAGTGTATCTAGCTCGAATTATCTATACTCACATGAAACAGGTTTTAACGATGACACAGAATCTATGGATAATGTTTTTGTTGAGTCCGCTGATCTGGATGTTGGAGACGGTGAAAATTTTGCTTTTGTTAAAAAA